AGAGTGTGGCTGGAAGTATTGGCTTACTCGGGTTGAGAATATTAAGGAACCTAATACGGTTTATTTAACTGGTGGTACTGCGGTTCATTATGCTACCGAATTGTATGATCATGCTCGTATTGCTGGGAATGATATTGATTTGGATACTCTTTGGAATACTGCTTGGTCTCATATTCTTGAAATAGATTCTGCTATTCATGGTGATCCTAATGATTGGTTTTGGATTAAGAGTGAGAAACTTGAATGGTGGTATGCTGAGGGTAGAGAAATGTTGGGTCGTTGGCATGAACTTGCTGAATATGGTTGGAGAGTTAAAGACAATCTGATCGAACATAAGATGCGTATCCCTATCGAATCCACAACTGTGGATATGGCTGTGGATAGGGTTATGGTTGATCCTGAAGGATCTACTGTTCTTGTTGATATTAAAACAGGTGCATCATCTCAGAAGCATCCTATGCAACTAGCAGTCTATGCTTGGGCATTAGGGAAGAATGGGATTAAAGTGGACAAAGCGGGCTTTTGGGAAGCCCGAACAGGTAATCTAACTATCTGGAACATTGAACACCTGCACCCTGAACGAGTAGAACAAATCTTCAACGACTTCGACAAGGCACGCCAACAAAATATTTTCATCCCAAACTTCAACAATTGTGCTAGATGTGGTGTATTATCGTCCTGCAAGTGGTTATCTAAATAGGAGAAGGAATGACAAATTCATTTCAAATATCAAGCAAGTTAAACGACGGTCGTATCTTCGTAGTCGGAGGCGACAACTTCGAGGAATTCAACACTAACCTTGAATCATTACTAGGTATGGAACAAGCAACAAACCTTATCGCAGTAATGGAAGCAAGCCTGTTGAACCGTAACTCAACTGCCGAGGCAGTAACAGTTATTAACAACACATTAAACACACCAACACAATCAACACCAAACATTGCACCAGTAGGTAAAACTTGTAAGCATGGTGAAATGGCTAAACGAACTGGCACAGGCGCTAAGGGGCAATGGAAAGCGTTCATGTGTCCAGCACCAAAGGGTGCGCCAGATCAATGCGATCCGATCTGGGTACGTAAGAACGAACCAGAATGGGCAACATTCTAACTTGCGTACATTAACCCGCTCGGTTGGGAAAGCAGATATCGGGGGCGAACCATTGCCTCCGGTATTTGCTACCTTTGAACAAAACAAAATCATAATGCGACGCGCTGAAGTTTCCATGATCGCTGGAACACCAGGCGCAGGTAAGTCAACACTTGCATTAGCGATAGCGTTACGAGCAAAAGTTCCATGCCTATACATTTCAGCAGACACAAATGCACACACTATGGCTATGCGTCTACTGTCAATGATTACAGGCAAGCCCCAAGAAGAAGCAGAAAAAATGATGTTAGAAAATGTTGATGAAACAAGAACAATCATCAACGATAACTCTAACCATATATTCTGGTCATTCGAGTCAGCACCTTCACTACTTGATATTGATCAAGAAGTATCAGCATTTGAAGAACTATGGGGTTGCCCACCAGCATTAATATGTTTAGACAACCTTATGGATGTAGCCAACGATAGTGGTGAAGAGTTCTCCTCTATGCGTTCAACTATGAAAGAACTTAAATATCTAGCACGAGACACTAACGCTGCTGTTCTCGTACTGCATCACACTAAAGAATCATATGAAGGCAAACCATGCCAGCCACGATCTTCACTACAGGGCATGGTTGCACAATTGCCAGCATTGATTTGTACTGTGGCATCAAACCAAGCAGGGTATCTTGCTGTAGCACCAGTAAAGAATCGTTACGGCAAAGCAGACCCATCTGGTGAAACACATTACTGGTTACATTTCAATCCAGAAGTTATGGCGATCAATGACATACCTGAAAGGACAGGCACATGATTAGTCCACAAGAGCCTAGTCGTGGCGGTATGTCGAATGAAGAGTATGCTCGCGTTATGACGGGTGAAAAGTATTGGCGTGAACATATTGCCAAAGAGATTGAAACATTATTCTGTAACGGTTCTAACGGATGTTACGGTGTCAACAAGGAACACTGTGATGTTGTTAAAGAGTGTGCTGATATTGCCAGGGGGCAGAAGTGACACACGATGAATTGTTAGACCAAGTACAAAAGATGTGGGATGTTGATGGCATCTATGAGTTATACAATGCACTTCGTGCAGTAGTTGAATTGCATAAGCCTCACCCAATTCCAGATTGGGTTCCAACTAATGAAGAATTTATTTGCGAGGGATGTGCAAGAACATATCCTTGTCCAACTATTCAGGCTATTGAGAAGGAATTAGGGGGCAGAAGTGACACACGATAAATTGTTAGCAAATATAGGTAATCCTATTGATGAGGGTTATCAATATGGAGACATCATATACAACAAAGCACTTCGTGCAGTTGTTGAATTACATAAGCCTGATGGTTCCTTTTGTGGTGAATGTTCCCACGATACGGAGATATTAGAAACTTATCCGTGTGCAACTATTCAGGCTATTGAAAAGGAATTAGGATGAAGCATTGGTTTCATCAAGTTGAAATAAAAAGAATAAATGATGATTACTATGTTATTAGTAAATGTTTAACTTGCTTAAACAAAGTTGTTTGGAAAACAATAAAATGAACGAGCAAGAGATACGCAACAAGATCGCTGACGAAATCCTAGACAAACATGACATGCTTTGCACCGGCAACAACTGTCTCTGCAAAGTCATAGCAACACAAGTAAAAAGAGGATAGCATGGCGTTGGATATTAGAGGTGAACCAGTACATGTATGTCCATGTGGTTCACAACTATGGCAACTAAACTGCATGTTTGAAGATAGTGAAATATCTTTATACTTTACTGAAATGACTTGCGTCATTTGTGGTACGATAGCAACAGCACCAACCCCACTAGATAAGGAGATATAATGTTAGACATTTTCTCGGCAGCATTGGCTGCCCTTATTGTCCGAGATGTCATACTTGAAGTATATTTGACTGTTAAGTCTGATCTTATTGGCAAACGAGTATCAAAGAACTTGATTAATCTTGTTGAAGATATTGATAAGAAGATGAAAGCCAAGAAAGATACTGCACCTAAGAAGGCTACACCACACAAGAAGGCTCTAAAGAAAAGCAACTAATGTCTGACGTATCACATTGTGAGATCCATAACGAACCCAAGCGGTTAATAAACAATGTGCTATCCTGTTATACATGCTTTATAAACATCAAGGAAACGAGAACCTTATGGGAAACTTATTCCTCTGGATTGCAGCATTATCTATAGGATCACTTCTAACATTCCCTTGGAGCAATCTTAACAAGACAGAAGTAAAGCAAAAAGAAACAACAACAGTACAACCTGTAAAGCAAAAGCCAGCGTCCCGTTATCAAATAAAATACGGGGCGTTGGTTTATGCACATGCTCGTATCAAAGAAGAAGGTTGGGGCAATGCTCAATGGCTAGCCTTATACAAACTATGGACACGAGAATCAAACTGGAACTATCAAGCAAAGAACAAACACTCAACCGCATATGGAATCCCACAAATCCTAGACCTGCCACATGATATGCCTGCTAACCAACAGGTAGATCGTGGTATAAAATATATTAAAGAAAGATACGGAACACCGTCTAGGGCGTTGCGTCACCACTATCGCAAGGGATGGTATTAATGACTAGCCGTAAGTCACACAAGCAGAGAGGTGCTACATATGAATCAGACATTAGAGATTACATGCGAGCGCTCGGACATATTGCGGAAAGATTATCGCGTACCGGCAAGAACGACGAAGGTGATGTCTCCGTTGTTGCGTCTGACGGTCATGTGTACGTATTTGAATGTAAAGCACCAGGAGCCTCAAATCGTATTGACCTTAGTGGGTGGACCAAGGAAGCGCAAACTGAAAGGATCAACTATGCCAAGGTACGCGGTCTGGACTTGGACAAAGTATTTACAGCCGTCCTCATCAAGGCTCGTGGCAAAAGCATTGCAGATTCCTACCTTGTATTTAGGTTAGGCGATTACTTTGGTGAACCCTGATATC